GGTCGATTAATTTATTATATAATGCCAAGGATGCTCTGTCATGAGAATATATTAAGTAGGAGGCGCGCTGGACGGCGACTCCGTGTGAATCAATTACTGGATCGATAAAATCGTCTGTGTTAGATGCTTGTCGATTGCTTTTATGCTGCGTTCTAAAAACTTTCGGTTCATAGAATCTCAAATTTACATCAGTGTAGCGACGACTAATTTCGTTATAGGACCATGTCCTGTGGCGATGATGTTGGCTGCGGATAAACAAAGGTACCACAAACCTAAATGTAGCAACGTTGTGCTCAAAGGTCGATGTGTGTTTGTGCTTAATAAGGTAGTCGATAAGTTTCTTATCTTTTTCGTCGAGTTCATTTTTCTGTTTCCCAAAGGATACACGCGCAGAATTAACGATCGTAAGGTCAGAACCCATATGATCAACTAATTCTACTGCGCCTATTCCATCTCCGTAAAGTTCAATTCTTTTCATGAATAGTACCCAATACATAGTTCTCTAAAAGAAGAAAAGAATCTTTTCCATTGAGAGTTATCGTCTCAAGCATATTCGTCGAATATACAACTGTATCTCCCTTCCAAACTCCTAGAGAACAATCTCTAGCTCGTCGCAGAACTCGGCCTACAGAGTGGAGGCTTTGCTCTTTAAAATCATCAGGCAGCAGTATGCCCGTTTGCTCTATTTCTTCTTCTTCCAAAGGCTGAATTAGAAAACGTCTGTTATAGGGTTTTAGTAACATTGAGTCTCCTAACTAATCTTTTTCTGAAGCTTGTCGAAGATTTCTGTGAAATCATCGATATTTTCGCCCTTCTTCAACATTCGATAGGCGCGCAGTCCTTGACTAATTTCCTGCTTTGAAAGCCAGCCATTCTCGACATAATTCTTCTTAAGATCCTTCTTATGCTCCTTATAGGGTTCCATTTCCAGCTCTACGGCCTGAAAGGCCTTAAAGTAATCAATCAAATAATCGTTAGTTGTGTTCTCATCAGACATAAATTCCTCCTTATTGTCTTGGTTATATTATACGCACTATTTTTTGAAAGTCAATAACTTTCTATCTCATTTCACAATTGCCGCCGCTGCAGGCCAATTCTCCTTGAAGATCTGTGTTGTCTTCAAATTCAATAACTTGTTCTAAATCAACTTCTTCTAATAAATCATATAAAACTTGATATTTCTCTTTTGAACACTCCTCAAAAGGAGGCTGTATATACGTGTGACCATCATAAGGTAAGACAGATAGTCCGTTATAATATTCGCGGTTTTCCCACATCCAATCACCGACGTCAACCCACTCATCTTTTCTAATAGAAAGTGTCGCAGAGATATTATGTGTATTTTGACCTCTCCTGGTGCCCGGCCGGACCCATTCTTCGGTGACATGCTTAATTCTCTTTAAGAGCTGTAATGCACTCTCTTTACGAGTGATGGCACCTTCTGGCGCCTTTTGTGGAACAGTGATGATCGCAGTATCATGCGGCCTGAAATATTCATCTTCAATTAATTCTGGATTGTGAATAAGCAAGTGAGTATAAATCGATTCATTTTTGCCTACTCGGATCCTTCTTAAGTAATATTCGCCGTGCCATGGGTGAATTCCACTTGAGGTGCCCAAGGCTAAAGAAGTGGTGCCGGCCGGTTTTACGGTCGTACACCTAGCCGCAGATTTGATGCCAATTATTTTGGCAATCTTGGCATTTTCTCTCTTTACTACATTCGCCGCCCTCTTCATATCTAAATCCGCCACTTTGCCAGAAGCGATTCCAGTCATAGAGACGCCGATTAGAGCTTCTTTTTCAGTCTGTTTTTGCCAAATATCACGCAAATAATGAAAATCAGTATAGCCAGCTTGAAGAGTGCCAATTAAACTAGCGGCTCTTGCTCTGTCATCATACTCCTTCTGTGTTTCAAGATCTGAAGTGTTAACCTCGGTCAAATTACAAAATTGGTATGGGCGAAGAGCTATCTCACAACAGGGATTTGTCCCCCAGTCTTTGTCGTTCGAGAAATAAAACCCTGGCTCTCCAGACTGTGATGCTCTAACTCGATCCCAGAGGTCCATAAAATAGTCTTTTGTAATACGGTGGCGTAGCAATACTACTGAATTGTTAGCTCGTCCTCGCTGTGGTTCTGTTTCCCACCAGTTTCCTGTTTTCGCCGCGAGCATTTCTTCATCATCTGCTGAAAAGAGGGAAATAAGAGCAGCCCGACGAATCCCCCCGGCAAGAACAGCATCAGCAATATGGCAAACAATGTCATGAACTTCAATAGGATGTAGCTTGTCACCAGTCTCTTTCTCCGCTAGAATACCTTCAATTTTGACAAGGCACTCTCGTAATGGCTGCGGGCCCGGAGCTTTGCCGCCGCTAGTAACTAGTGAGGCGCCCTTTGGACGGATATCAGAAAAGTCAAATCTTAAAGGTGTGCCCCCTAAAAAGTAGCTTTTCATTAGTGCTTTTACAGCATCAGCCCAGCCTTCTATTGAGTCTCCAATTAAATATCGTTTTTTTCGCTTCTGTAGAGGCTTTTGAATCTCAGGAAGCTTTTCAATGTGGTGCTTTTGTACACTAAATCCAACACCAGTTCCCCCCAGTAAGAGAAACATTGTTTCACTAAAAGATAGCCAACTATCAACAGGAAGATAGGCACAATTATAAATACGGTTAGGAGCGACCTCAATTGGTTTACCACCAAATTGCATAGATCGCATCGATGGAAGAACTTTTTTATCATAAACATATTGATAAGCATTAATGATTTCCTCCTCAAGTTGAGGATACTTCTTAAGATGCATATTCTTATTTCGTGTAACTAGTTCTTCCCAAGTTTCGCGACGATTCTCTTTTTTTAGATAGCGGGCGTACTTCATATAAACTGTGATATCCGATAAAATTTTTGATGATAGTTCCACTAGTGCGTTCCTCCTTTTCTAGACTTTTTCCATATTTCACCAGCGCCGAATTCTTTTGGATCAGATGTCGGCGAAATATTGCCGAGTTCAGTTTTATCAATAACCTGCAGTTTTACGCAGGAAGTATCCATATGCATAGAAAATATTAGCCCATCAGGGCCATTACGATTTTTGGCGATGAACATTCTTGCCTGATTAGAATTCTTATCTTTAATTGTTCTCGATATAGAACAAATAAAATCTGATACAAAACACTTGTTGAAGGCTTCCGAAATTGATTCCATAGTTACGACTTCTGCATTTAATCCTGAACGATTCGTTTGTGATGCTGTCCAAACTGGACACTGGTTTTCTTGGGCAATTGCCCGCAAGTCTTCATAAATAGACTCTAGTTCGTTCCTTTTCTCTTTGTAACTTTTGACAGGACGGAGCAAATCGGCGTAATCTACTATAATCATATCGATTTTTCGATTTTGTTTTTTTAATTTTTCTAGATGTTTTCTTATCGTGCCCGGAGAAGCAGTTTTTGTTGGATATTCTTTAATAATAAGAGATCCTTCAATATCTGTAATATTTTCAAAGACTTCGTCCTTCCTGTCAAATAATTGTGATAAAGGAACACCGGTTGTACAACTATCGTAGCGCTGGCCAGTTACAGCCTCTGATAATTCTAAAGTATAATGGACAATATTTTTGCCATTTTTAACTGCGGCAGACCCCAAATGAGCCAAAGCCATTGATTTGCCGGCTCCGGTTGGAGCAATAACTACTCCCAGCTCTCCGGAGCCTAGGCCGTTGCCGGTAAGTTTATCGATCTTACTCCAGCCAGTTGAAATTGGATTTCGAGCTTTGATTTCATATCGAGCTTCAAAATCTTTTAGAAAATCGTGGCCAAAATTGTTATCCACACCTAATTTAAGAGCTTCATCAATAACTTGCTTAACTTCATCAAAAGAAGAACTACGGATCAATTCAACAGACTGTACTAGAGCAGCCTTCAACTTTTGCTTTTTACAAAAATCTAGACTTGTATTCTTGATGTATTCAGTATCTTGTACATCGCGAGCTTCGCATCGTACATAATAATCACGTACTTGCTTTTGTAGTGCTGGAGTGTAATGTTCCAACTCTGTACGTAATATTGACGTAAAGACGTTTATTGATGGATGCACTCCGTATTGCTTTCTATAGTCAAAAACGCGTTCAACAAAAACGCGTAAATACTTTAACTCAAAAAAACCAATGTCTAACACTTCCTCGATTTGATCGCAGAAAGGACGATCTTCAAACATTAATTGCGCTAGCGATTCTTGAAATGATTTTCCATATTTAGAAAAATCTATACCCTCAGTCATTTTATCCTCTTATTGTTTTGCCATTCTTTGAAATGCTTTAAACATATCAGAAAAGCTTACTTGTGCAAACTCATCACGCATCATCATCTTCATGACATTCATCTTATTAAAAGTCAAATCCGGATCCTGAATTACCTCCTGAATTTCTCTTTTGTTGTCTATGGATAAATGGGGTGCGTAAAGTTGCATCATCTTATAATTTAATCTAATAACGCGCTCGTTATCGACAATCTCTTTCCACATTTTTCTTTTACTAGTCTGTTGGTTATCACGACAATAGTCTAGCAATTCATCGATTGTAAGTTGCTGGTCGCTGTTAAACTGCGGGAAGTCTTTCTTGATTCGTCCCTCTCCAACACCAGAAATTCCTGGCAGATTATCACTCTTATCACCAATCATTGCTTTTGCTAATGCAAAATTGTGTGGATGAATCTTAAACTCACTAAGGACAGTCCTACTATTGTACACTCGACTCTTTTCAACAGGCCGCATAAGCACAGTTTTACCAGAAACTAACTGGAAAAAATCTTTGTCATTAGATACAATAACCTTCTCACAATCTTCTAATTCCGGCATTTGGCAAACATATGCGACGATATCAT